CGTGTTGAGTGCGGTTTGGACATGTGCCGTCAACGCCGAGAGCGCCGCGTCGAGATCGGTCTTCCGGATCACCGCGTCTTCGCTCGGATCGAGGTTCTGCGCGCCGAGTTCCGTGAGCGGCGCGACGACCGAGGCGTAGCCGTCGCCGAGCAGCTTCGCGCCGCCGGCGCCGTCGCCGACGGTCTTGCCGTCGACGGTCAGCTTCAGCGACGAGCCGCGCTTGTCGACGCGCCAGAGTTCGGTCGCCGGCGCCCCCGGTGGCTGCTGGTTCGCGGTGTACAAGAACCCGAGGGCGACGTAGTCGTCACCGTCGGGTGAGCCGCACGCCACGACGACCTGCAAGGGCTGCGTACCGCTCGTGTCCGGCCCGACTTGGTCGCCGTAGTTGGGTCCGGTGATGCCGGTCATGAGCGGCATCGGGAATGTCTGCGTGGTCGGGCTGTTCGCGCCGTCGACGTGCGGCAAGTACACGTCGACCGTGTTGTTCGCCGGGTTCCACGCTTTCAGCTCGCCTATATGCAGGTAGATCGGGACCGGATTCGCGCGCCTGGCGCGCATCGCCATGATCTCGTAGAGGTTGCCGATGTGTGACACTACGCGTAGCCCCCTTCCGTCTCCCAATTGGACATCGTCGCCGAGCCGATCGTCGAGCCAGCGGTTCGCGTAATCGTCCGGCCGGCGGCCGCAATGGCCTTCGCCGTCTCATTGGCGACGTGCCGCGCGCGCTGCATCGCCAAGCGTTTGCCCTCGGCGCTGCTCGCGTGCGGCGGCGCTGTGTACGACGCGTTCACGACAACCGAGACCTGCTGCACGACGTCCCTCATCTTGTGACGATGGGACGGCGGCGGCGCGTGAACGACCGGCGGCTTTTTGGCTTGTAAGACGTGAAACGCCTGATTGCGCTTCTTGAAGTCATTCAAGCGCTTCGCCGACAGCGGGTCGCCTTCGTCGCCTGCGGGAGTCTGGTAGGTGAGCACGCTCAGGACCGCGCTGAGCGCGCCACCGCCAATCTTGCCGACCACGCCGAGCAACGTCGTCAGCGCGTCACCCAAGATGCCGAACTTCCCGACGATACCGAGCACGGTCGAGGCAATATTCTCGCCGACCACGCCGAGTTTGTTGACCTGCGCGAGTAGCGGCAGGACGAACTTGCCGGTGACGAGATCGACGCCTTTCTTGCCGATGTTGATGATCCCACTCGTCAGCGCCTTGACCATCGAGCGCTCGAAGGTTTTCCCGTCTTCGATCACGGCCGCGCCGGCGTTTTTCATGAATCCATAAACCGCCACACGCGCTCCCGAAATGAACTTCCACGCCGCGATCGAGCCGGCGCCGAGCAGCCCCCAGCCTACCGCAGCGCTTGCCGCCGGGTGCTGTTGCGCGACGTTGATGAGGCCGTAGAGCGCGTCGGCGGCCTTGCTCGCGGCATCGGTGAGCTTCAAGAAGACCGGCTTCTCGAGAATGCCCGAGAGGTTTGAGAAGTTCTTGTAGAGCCGCTCGCTCTGGTCGCCGAGGTTGTTCATCAGGGTATGCTGAGCGGAAAGGATGCTCGGCATACCGGCCTGGGACGCATCGATGCGCTGCAAGAACCCTTGCGTCTTCGGCGACAGGGCTTCCGCCATAACGCGCGCGGCATTCGCCGGCAGCGCCTGCATGACGAGTCGCTGAACGTCCATCGGCCTCATGCCCTTGGTTCGCGCGATCGCTTCGCTGATCATCGACATCGGCGTGAACTGACCGGCGGCGTTTTGCGTCGACGACGAAATGGTTCCGTCCGGATTCAGCATGCCGAGCGCGGCGAGCGCCGGAACATTCTTGTCGGACGGCTTGAGGACCGTGCGCAGGATCTGACCGAAGCCAGCGCCCCACTTGCCGTGGCCAACGCCCCAATACCCGAGCTCGGCGAGCGACAGGATGTCTTCAGTCGCCGCCGGCCGGCCGCCCGACGCGAGCCGATACTGCTCGCCGAAATAGCCGAGCTGCGTGACGAGCGGGCCGAGCTCCATGTGGCTGCCGACGACCGAACGGTACAGCCGCTCATTCACACGCGCCATATCCCCCTGCTTGTAGGCGTTCAGAATGTGATCGGCGGTGATGACGTTGCGCGCGATCTCGTTCGGATCACCGGGCTTGTCGGTCGAACGTTGGAGCACGTTGACCAAGTCCAGAAGTCCGCCCGACCGGCCCGTTCCGACGAGCGCCGCGTGCAGCTCCTTCGGATCCTTGACGACGCCGGCGGCTTGACTCGCGATCCCGAGCACGTCGGTCAGCGACATGCCGGTACGATTGGACGCAGAAAGGGCGAGGCTTCCGAATTGGCGATCGATCGCCGGCATCGTCTTGCCCGACTGCACCGCGAGCCGTTCGATCGCTTTCGTGTACTCGTCGATGTTCTTGATGCCGATCGCCGCGGTCGCCGCTGCGGCGAGCCCGATCCCGTACATCGCCTGCCCGGCGAGCTTCGTGACCGAATTCATGCGGTTGAGCGAACCGGTCAGGCCTTCGACTGGCGTGAGAGTTGCCCGAACGCATTGCCCTCGATGCGAGAAACCAGGTTGATGCCGACGACCCAACTGCTGAGCATGCTGCTACCTCGGCCGGAACGTCACGCCGAACGTCTTCACGTACACCTCGAAGGCTTCGTCTTCTTTTTCGAGCAGCGTGGACGCGAGGAACGAGCGCTTCGGAGTATGCGTCGTGCCGAATTCGTGGAACGGAGCCTTTTCGTCCGTCGAGCCGACGATCGTCTCGCGAGGACCCTCGTGGCCCCAACCGATCGAATCGCGAAGCGCTCCCGTCCTCAAAAGCGTCTCGTCGCCCGAGTAGCCGGCCTCGATTCGTTCGACGACGGTCGAGTCGGCGAGCGGCGGAGGGAGCCGATCGGCGTCGCCGATGCGATCGCGAACCTCTTCGGCAAGGAAGTGGGCGGTCGCGCCGCGCGAAGCTTCGTCCGCGATCAGCTGCTCGGCGCCGGCGCGAACGAGAAAGCTCGCGAAGGCTCCGAGTGACGAGAAAGTCCGTGTCTGCATTCCTATCCTTCCATGCCCAGGGCACTGATACGCGCGGGGTCACCGCCGAGTGATGCCGACAGCTCGCGAGCACTCGTCGTCAGCGATCGCGCTGCGTCGCTTGTCTCTCGCAACAGAATTGCCGTAACCGCGACCCCAATATTGCTTTTCGATCCTGCCACGACACTCGCGACGTCGGCTCGAGCTGCGCGTGCCGTCTGTGCATACGACGCGGCGAACGCGCGCAGCGGTTCGTCGAGCGCTGCCCAGATGCGATTGCCGCTCGTGGCCTTCGCCCAGAGTTCCGGGACGCTGCGCGCAAGAGTTTCCGCCTCGTTCATCTTGGCGAACGCCGTTTCGTAGTTTCCGTGAGCGGCGTACTGAGCCGCTGCCGCGCCAAGCGTATCCGCCGTCGCAAAGACGCGAATAACATGGCCCCACGCGATCTCGAACGGCGTCTCCGCGGCCATCTAACGGTCCCTGACTCGCGCGCCCAGTTCGCGGCGCGCATACAGTTCGGGGTCGCTGAGCCACCGGTCCGCCTCTTCGTGGCGCGCTCGCGTTCCCGGATTTACGGGTCGCAGCCCCCACGCGGGCAGCGCGGCGGGATCGACATTCAGACGTGGCACAGTCGTCGGAGTGACCGCGATCGGTTCGCGCTCATCCACGATGCAAACTCGCGACGTCGATCGCAGCTGCGGCCGCCTCACCATCTTGCGCGCCGCGAAGCTCCATGGCGCGCCGAAACGCCCCAGCAAAGCCGGTCTGATACGCGTCCGCCGCGTGAGATAGTTCCGCCGGATCGGGTGTCGGTAGCGGTGCGCTCGCAGCGTACCGTTCGCCGTCGAGCGCGCCGCGATCGCGAAACGCGCGGCCGACGGCGACCCCGAACGCCACCAGATATTCGCGCACCGACGTGCTGCGGATGCGGTTCGCGTCTCGATCGTTGAAGATCTTCAGGGGATCCACGGATCAGAACGCGCTCCACTTCGGCAGAATGCCGCTCGGGAAGACGCTGTTCTCGCCGCTCGTGACGGCGAGGATCGCCGCGATGCAGTTCGGGTCCGTGATCACGTCCCCGATCCGCAAATCGTACAGCGAATATCCCGCAGGCAAGCCGTACGCATCGAGACCGTTGTCCGCGTAGCGGATGGTCGGGAGGTTCGCCGCGATCGACGGCAGCATCGCGATCTTGAAGCTGTTTTCGCAGGTGATGCGGACGGGATTTGCCATGTTAGGCGACCTCGGCTAGCGCGATGTCGACATACGCTGCGATCGCGTCCGCCATCGCGGCGGCGTGATTCGGGCCAAGGACGCTCGCGGCAGCGTCGCGGATGTCAGCTCGCAGCTGCTCGTGCGCGATGGCCTTCTTGTCGGGCGGCGGCGCGGGAGCGGCTTCGACCGTCTCGGCCGCGGTGTCGATGGTCTCGTTTTCCAAAGCTGGTCCTTTCGGAGAAGGCGGGTCATGTGAAATCGATGCCGCCGCTGCGAAGACGAAGGCTGGCCGGAGCCCGTCACTTCATCCTCAGCGAAGCGGTCGCGCGCGGCGATCTGCCAAGACATCGCGCGCAATGAGCGCCTTACCGAAGGGCGCCCGACCCGCGCACCAGGCGCGGGAAGCCTGTTGTTACGGCAAGCAGCGTGCGGTGACGATGTCCTCGAGCTGCGCCGGCGAGAGATGCGGGAACTCGAGCGCCGCGACGTGGCGGATCCCCGAGCGCTTCGCCTCGGCGAAGTCGCTCGTGCTCCGCGCCGCACTAATTGTGGATCTGACGGCGTCGGCGAACTCGTCCACGTCCATCTTCGCGAGCTTCTCGACGCCGTATCGTTGCTCGAGGTGCGCACGCAGCGTCGAATCGTTCATGCGGGCACCGCACTTTTCGCCCGGACCGAGTCTTCGAAGACCTCGAGCTGGGCGCCGGCCGCGCGGAGTCGAGCGATGTACGCCGGATCGGCGCCGTCGACGACGTGGCCCTCCTTCGCTTCGATCATCCCGAGGCCGGGAACGGTCGCGAAGAATCGCGCCTTGTAGCGGATCTGGCCGGGCTTGAGGTCTTTCAGCTTCGTCTCGGCGTCGAGCGCGATCAGGACGTTCGGATCGATCGCCGCGATCGCATCGATCAGGCTCTGTTCGGTGACGATCGTGCCGGCCGCGTAGGACAGGAACGCGCTACCGTGCTGCAGTTTGAAGTCGTACCGCATGCGGCGAGCCGTCGCCGGCATCGTGAGCGCACGGCCCTGGGACGCCTGCTCTTTGATGGTCCGCTCCCACGAGCGGGTGCCTAGCTCTTGGCGGTAGCGCTGCACGTAGCTGAGGAGCGCCTGCGGTGCGTCCGGCACCGCCGGATCGGCCGGGAGCAGCGCGAGGCCGTGCGCGCGATACGAGACGCACATAAAACCCGGCAACCCCGCCGGACCATTCGTGTTGAAACCCGCGTAGCGCAGCTCTGCGTCGATCGCGTTCGCGGCGAGGCGCGAGATCCGCAGCAGCACGCGCACGTATGAAGACGACTCGGGGCCGTTAGCGCGGCAGCTCGCGGTCAGCGGGATCTCTGCGCCGATCAGCGCCGAAAACTCCGCCAGTTGGGCGTAGCCGACGTCGCCTTGCACGAGCAGCTCGCAAAGGTCGTTGTCCCGCAGCGATACGGTAACGTACGACGACGCGAAGCTCGCTCGCGCCGACATGGCTCCGGCAGCAGTGCAGGCGACCGCGCGGCCAGCGGCGATCAGTGAGTGACCCGAAAGCCGCGCTGGAACGAAACGCGACCAGCGGTCGAAGTGACGATCGAGGTCGGCCCACGTTGCGCATCGCTGTAAGGGCGCGCGCTCGCGCTGGGGCTCGGGCCGACGCGGCAGTGGGCCTTGGCGCGGGTCATTCTGCTTGCGATACTCCGACGTCGCTGGGGTTGATGTCATACTCGTCTCCTCGGACTTGCGTTGCGTGTTAGCGCGTCATCCAGCCGCGCTTCGGCCAGCTCGCGCGGCGCCGGGCCGCGACGATCGCGACGAGGGCTTGCGCGACGGCCATGCAGAGCGCGTCGACTTGATCGTCGTGGCGTCCGTACGGAAAGCGCGTCATCTCGTCCACGAGCTCGCCGTACCACGGCGCGTGTTTGGGGAATCGGATTTTTCCGGCTTCAAAATGTGCCGTAACGGCCTCGGCGCGCGCGATCTTCGAATTCGCCGCGACCTTCACCGGAATGATCGGAAGGTTCGTCTCGGAGCGCAGCTTTTGGATCACCGCGATGCCGGCGCTCGAGTCCTCGATGTAGATCCCGCCGTGCGGCCGATGCTTCTGCGCTTGTTCGAGCACGAGCCGCACGAGATCGGGGAACTCGACCCGCTTTCGAACGACGTCGAGGACGTAGGCGTTCACGGTGTCCGTCTCGAGCGTCACGATCACCGAAAAGTCGTTAGAAACGCCGGTCTTCGAGGCCGTATCGATCGCCTGCAAGCGGATGTTCGGGATGCTCGCGCTCGGCGCCGTGAACGGCGTCAGCGGCACCGATCTCGTCGGCGGTTCGCCGTCGTACAGATGCGTGAACCACTCGGTCTTGAAGAGCGAGCCCTCCGCGGGCGCCGGCCGCTGCTGATACAGCGCGACGAATTGTCGTGTCGACAGCTCGCCCGCCGCAACCGACGGCAGCTTTTCCGCCGGATACCACGCGGGCCAGAGCGCCTCGCCCGGCTCGCGCCCGAGCGGATCTCCGGGCTCCGCGAGCGCCGGCAAGATCAGCGTCGTCCATTCGCTCGCGCCCGGCGAATCGAGGATGCGGCCGAGCAGATCGTCCTCGTGCCAGCGCGTCCCGATCACGATCTGCACCGCGCGCGGCATCAGTCGCGTGCGCGCGACCGTGCTGTACCATGCCCAAGTCGACTCGCGGATCGTCTCGCTTTCCGCCGCGGCTGCGTCCTTCACCGCATCGTCGATCACCAGAAGATGCGCGCCCATGCCGGTCAGCGCACCGCCGACTCCCGCAGCTCGCACAACGCCCCCGGCAGCCGTCTCCCACCGATCGACCGCTGCACTCGCCGCACTCACGCGCGTCGCGAAGGGATAGCGCTCGTGTGCGAGCAGCTCGCGAACCTTGCGAGAGTGCCCTTCGGCAAGCTCCGATCCGTACGCCGCGACGACGATTTGGTGGCGCGGGTTGCGGCCCAGATACCACGCGGGGAAGTCCTGCGCGCAGGTCTTCGACTTGCCGTGCCGAGGCGGCATGCAGACGATCAGCTTCCCGATCTCGCGCCGCTCGAGCGCCTCGAGATGCTCGGCGAGCACAACGAGGTGCCGTGCAGCCTCGTACGTCGGGTCCGTCAGCGCGCAGAAGTCGATCAGCCGGCGTCGTGCGAGGTCCTGTCGCACGAGCAGCTCGAGGCCGTCGCGCTGCTCATCGCTCAGGTTCATTCAGCCCTCAGCGCGATCGCGTCGTTGCCGCTCGTCAAGAACGCGCGCAGCTGCTGTTCGGACAGGCCGCTCAGCACCGCGACGACCTTCGTACTCGCGTCGATCGCCGGGCCGTCGTGGATGAGGCCAGATACCTTGGCGAACAGGCCCTCCATGCTCTTGAGCGTGGTCGCGATCGCCTTTACGGCCGTCGCAATGTCGCCGTCGGCCTCGGCCTTGTCGGCCAGCCGCTCGATGCGGAACACGCAGAACTTCGCGTAGGTCAACACGTCGGCCGCGGTGTCGAGGCTGCGCTGCTCGAGCCACGTCGTGAACTCCACGTCGCTGCCGATGTCGCCGGCCGCGCGCTGCCGCACGAGATGCGTCTCCTTGTGACGACGCAGGCTGCTCGGCTCGAGCCCGTACTTGCGCGCGAGCGACGCCGCCTCGTGGCCACCGACGAGCTTCTTGTCGATCGCGACGTGGTCTGGGTGCGAGCACGTCGAGCACGGACGGCCCAAGCGCTACGGTGCCTCGGCGGCGAGCGGCCGGACGGAGCGGGCGATGAAGGACAGGCTGACGTCGCGGGGCAGCACGCCGAGAACGCCATCGCCGCTCAGATTGCCGAGGTTCGAGCCCTGCTGCAGCTCGAGCGCCGAACCATCCGTGAAGCGCAGCACGAGCCGCTCGCCCGCGTGCACGTCGGCGTCTTCCGCCGGATCGGGGCCGAACCAGATGCTCGCGACGGTCTTGCCGATCGCGCAGTCCTCGATGGTCGCTCGAACTGAGCCAGCTCCGAAGTCGTCGCGCTCAAATTCAGGGGGCTTGCTCATCGCGTAGCCTT